TTGGCCTGGATCTCATAGATGATGCCCGAGTCGCGGGTAGCCCAAGCCACGATGTTGGTTGCAACAGTGCTGGCTGCCCAGAAGTTGCCGACCGCGCGGCGACCCGTAGCGGTAAGGGTGTACTCCACGCCTTGGAACGACCCGATGAGCAGGTTAGTTGCCGTGAGTGCCGACGCGCTAGATGCGCCTTTGGCGACGGCCAGAATCAAGTTACCCGAGGGGGTGCCCTGGTCTACTTGAATCGGGGAGTTCTGGAAAATGTTGTTCGCGTAACCGGACGCGATTGTGATGCCGCCTAGGGGCTGCGGACCCCCTGACATGGACGGGCGGACGATGCCGGAAGGGTGTGCAACGGGAAGAAGCCCGAATGGGTTATAAGCAGCTGACACGGTAGGAGCCTCACAGATGGGGTAATCATCCGCTAGCCCTCCAACATCTCGTCGGCGCAGAAATTGGGGACTTCGCGGGCCTGTCCCAGTTCTGCTGTGCCTGGATCAACCACCGGAGCACGCATCTTGCCTCCACGACGCGCGGCCTGTGCCGCTTGCTCACCCACCTGAAGTGCCTCATTGTAAATGGCTTCTTCCTGACGGGAGGGCTCGTTGTGGTGCAGCTCTTCCATGAACGCCTGATACGTACTCAGCGGGATCTTCATCCCTACCATCTCACGCCACGACACTACCCCAGGGAACTGGTCGGATTTCTGATCGTGGTAAGTGAACTCCGGCACTTCCTCGCGCCGGATATACTCGTACCCCAACTGCTCCCGCCCTTGCGGGGTATCGTTCGGATGCGTCGTGGAGACCCAGCAGACATGCCAGCCGGGAATTCTCGGTAGGTTAGGCAAAGAAGACTGGAAATTTGCACGTTTCAACAGTTCAACGCGCTCCTCGTCAGTCAACTGCCTGCGCTGCGTAATCGCACGATCATTCATCGCGCGATCTTCGCGGCTAGCCGCATCCTTCCGAATCCGCTTCACAGAAATTCTCGGGTTCGCCATGATAGTTTCCTTGGGGTTACCTTGGACGCCTACCGGCTTCCCGATCGTACTTTTGATAGGACTTCAAGAACCGCTCACGTTGTACCGGGTCGTCGTACACCCCGGCCTCGATCATGGCCTGTTTGCGGTCCTCGTCGATAAAAACTTCCCCCTTACGCAGGGTGCGCTCACGGCCGCCCACTTTGATGGTGGGGCCGGAAGGTTTGCGCGCGCCGTTGCCGTTCACCCGCCGGGGATCGCGGCGCGTCGGGCGTTCGTCCTCGTCCCGGTCGTCGTCCTCAGAGGTGTCAGCGCGTCCCCTGCCGTAACGCTCGGGGAGACGGCGTGCGAGTCGCCGGTCGACTTCCTCCCAATACTCATCGGAAGCCGGGTCCAACCGCCCCTCCTGGGACACGTGGCGCTCGACGGCGGCCGCAATCACGGAGTCCTCATCCCGCATTCGCGGGTCAAACCAGCGGTGTTCACGAGCCCACTCCTGCGCTCGGGACACAATCGCCGGATCAGGCTCTGTGGGCTGCGTAGCCGCGACCTGACGCTCGTGCGCCGTGCGCACCGTGTGCTGTTTGGTCGCCTTGAGCTGCTGGAGACCGTCGCGGAGCTGGTCGCGTACTCGCAAGGCTTCCGCGATGGTCGATTCGTCACCGCTCTTGACCGCCTGCGCAAAGAGCGCCTCGGCCTCGCGGACGTCCCCCTCGACTTGGTTGATGCGCCCGTCGATGACCACGACGTCGCTTTGCGTCTGCCGCGACTCCATCGCCGCGAGCCGCTTGGAATGCTCACGCTCCAGGGTCTCATTGCGGCTGCGCAGGAAAGCCAGCTCCCGCTGGTCACGCTCGTACTTCTCACGCTTGCGACGGCGGCGCTTCTGCTCGCGACTCAGCCCTTCGCCGTCGTCGGGCTCTTCCTCTTCCGCGTGCCCGGTGCGCTCATCCCCTGACGCACGACGCTCAGAGCCTTCGCCCTCGTCTTCACCTTCAGGGTATTGATAGTCCTCGCCTGCGCCTTCATTGACAGGCTCTTGCGGACTGTCGTCGTCAGCGCCTGGACCTACCGGAATGATTTCGTCTTTAGTGTCTTGTTTGTCTGCCATGTGTAGCTGGATACGGGTCGTCATCGCGACGAGCCGCTCCACCCCTGTCTCGTCCTCAGATGTACGCCACCATATCGAGCACCTTGTCCGCGGGGATGTGCCCCTTCATGACGAGGTCATCAAACAACACGAAAAGCGCCTTCCCATCCTCACTGCCCGGCACATCAACCCACCAGCGATCGCCACCATACTTGGGCACGCGCACGTAATCCCCGATCCGACACCACGCACCTTCCGGCCACGGCTTCAACGTCTCGCGGTTGCAGAAAGCGACCGGCCCTAGGGCGATCACCTTGGCGACCTGCATGTTCCAAAGGTCCGTGTCGCGGGATTCCTCCGGGAGGTACAACCCGCCCTTGGTGCGCTTCTTCGGAGTGCGGATCTGCACGAGTACGTCTGTGCCGAAGGGGATAAGCCCCGGGTCCGCCGTAGGGAAAGCTTCGTCGAGCGAGTCGTATTGAATCGTGGATTTCGCGAACTTGGCAACCGCTGTGATACTTTCAAGCTGCTCCAGAGGAACCTCCCGACTTACGGGAGCTGCTCCGAAACCTGACTTTTTCTCACGCCTTGTTGCTACTTCGTCCCGCGGCACTCTCACGATCCTCCGGCTCATTCAATAATCGATTCAGCGTCTCTTCGGCGAGCCGCAGGCCTTCTAAGCGGCCGACCGCGCAACCCAACCCAAAGGCGGTTTTATCCGCAGGGTTAGTCAGGCTGTCCACCGCAACTTTGCTGTGCAGAGCCTGCAACTCACCGATGAAACGGTCTAAAACGGACACGACGTTAGTTACTTGACGGCAGAAGTCAAGCTTTAGATGCGATTACGGGTGCCGCCCGTGCTGTGGCCACCGCTACCACTGTGATGCGCAGCGCCTTCATCAGGGCTGTCGGTGTACGTGCCCATCATGTGCTCCGCCGTATTTTTCCCTTCGTGAACAAGGGAGTGCACGCTCCCGCCGTGCCCTTTATGGCCGGTGTGGCCGCTGCCGGGACGCGTGTGGTGCTCATGCGGGCCTTTGTGACCGTGGGTCCCATGGCCGTGGTGCTGATGCTTCATCGACGTGTGCCCTCCGCTAGAGTGGTGCACGGAGCCGCCCTTTGCGTACCCTTCCGCGTGCCCCGTCTGCGCCAGCTCTTGATGCTTGGTGACCGGCCCGCCATAAAGTTCTTTCGCCATAGGATTGACTCCACGCAAAATGTGTGTGCGGACACGAGCGTAGCTGTTTCGTACAGATAAAGCTACTTGTTGCCGATCAAGTAACGGACTGCCCACATGGAGGCTTGTTCCATGTTGGTAACCGCTAAAGACAGCTCGCGGCTTTTGCCAATGCGGTTGCATAGAGCAACAAAGTCTGTCTCCAAGTTCTGCAGCTCCGCGACGAGCAGTTGCTTCTCGTGTGAGATGGGGGCTTCCTGATTACGCGTAAGCTCTCTAGCGTCCATTACACAACAACCCAATCGTCCGCGAGCAGATCGGACTGACTCGCAAGCCATCCCATCAGGATCTCCCCCGTGGCCGTTTTCATTGTGATGCAAGGAAGCACGGTGGCACACGCGCCTTTCTGGGCAGCCGCGTATTCCGAATTGCGCGGACTCCAGAACTGTGACGCGGGCACCTGCCTCGTGCCGTTACACGAGAGGGCTAACCACATGTCTTTCCCGTTCCACCCTGCGCGAGCAACCCGCTCGCCCTCCTTAAGAGCTTGAATCGCTTCACCAATATCCATGTTTATCCTCCGGGGCCTGCCCCATGTTCTTCAATACCGGTGCCTGTGGACAAGTTAGTACTGTGTCCGGTCTCAATCTTCGCCGCGGAGATTTCCAACGCGGTCGTATTGTCCGCGGCGTTGATACGCTCGCGCGATGCCATCTCGGCCTGCGTACGCTCGTTGTCGCCCTGCTGCTCAAGGATAGTCTGCTGCATCTTGGCTTGATTGTCAGCCTGCTTGGCCTGCGCATCCTGCTGCCCTTTAGCCTGGATCGCCTGCACCTTGCCTTGATTGTTTGCGTTCGCCACGGCCAACGCAGCCTGCCCAGGATCTTGCGGTTGCGGCGGCATGAATTGCTGTAGTACTTGCTGCGCTTGCTGAACCGCTGGGGGGATCTTCGCTAAGACTTGCTTAGCGGTATCCATAACGTGGTGGGACGCTTCCGCTAGTGTTTGATCCATCTCCCGCATCGTTTTCGGATCACGGTGTTGCGTAAGCTTGCCCAAATCAACCGGCTTACCCATCGCTTCGCTCGCCGCCTTGGACCCTATTTCAACTGTCTGCGACAGGTACCAGTACGCCAAATGCTCCGCTAAGTGCTGCAGACAGGCCGGGATAAATTTCGGCGCGATGATCGACAACAACCCAAAAAACGGGCTCATCATGTAATCCAAGTGCACTTGGATATGCGCCAAGTGCTCCTGCTCAGGGAACGCCGCGACCGGCCTGCCTAAAGTCATCGCAACGTTTTCGTTGACCGCATTCAACTCCTGCACTTCAGGAACCTGAATCAACAAGTCAACCGCGTTCGGGACCTTGGTACGCTCTAGGATTAGCTCCTCGACTTTGCGCGCATCGTACAGCTCGGGGTGTAAGTCTGCCCGTTGTTGTATGATTTGAAGCTGCGCAAATCGCTGAATATCACTGAATACCTGAGGGTCAGAGACCGGAACGACGTCCACCGGTCCCTCATAGTCGGCACGATAAGCCAGCATCTCGCCGGTATCATCGAGTATCTCCTCGTCCGTAATGTACATGCGGTTGATGCGGTGGAGGATACCGATCAACCGGTCCATCGCGTTGTGCAAACGCTGATGAATAGCCGACAGCACCTTCATGCCCTGCTCAATTAGAGCCAGGGTAGTGCCGACCGGCATGTTAGGGGAGCCGTCCTCCGATAGGTTCTCAAACGTCGTCCTGACGATTGCCTCCCCCTGCTCCGTGCACCAGCCCAGTAACTGGAACAGCATGGTGGACGGCGGGTTGAAGGGAACCGCCATCAGGATTTTACGGATGTCCTGATCCCCAATGGCTTGTCCTTCAATCTCAGTCACCCCGCAGATATTGAGGTTCAACGTTTGCCCGGAAGTACCCGCGCCTTTCAAACGCAAAAGCGTGGGTAGGTTTTGGATCATCGAGGTATCCAGGAGCCCGCGAAGTGATCCCGTGCCCGCGCCTGCCAGTGACCCTAGATAGTGAATGAGCCCAACCGACTGCGCCCCACGCCAGGGTAAGCACTCGAAATCAACTAGCCAACATAAGTTCTCGCATTGCTCATCGTCCTTTTCCCAGTTGCGCACGACACGCAAAGTCTCGCGCGAAAGAGGATCTACCTCGATCAGGTACGGCTTTGGCCCTTCGCGTTGCACGGTCTCCTCTGGGCTGGAGTTGCGGGTGTCCCCCGCGACGCGCAATTGAGGGGTGTCTTCCAGCTCAGCCAACACCTCCACGACTAAAATACGCCGCAGTCCATCCTTGTTGTCCACCGAAAAACTACTTTTACCTTCAACCCGATCGCTGACCGCCTGCGCTTTGGTTTTTTCAGGCGCCTGCGACGGGGTCACGAGCGAGGCTCGCGCGTAGTATCCCTGGCGAACACGAGACTCCAGCTCATGCTGTGTGATCGTATCAACTAGCGTGCGTCGCTCAGCGGAGTAGAAATCCGTTGCCGCCTCTGGAATCAATACCTGATCAATGGGCCAAAAAGTCGGTACTGGTCGACGTCGATCCGAGTCGTATACCAAGCGCATGTATTGCGAGCCCGCGGGGAGCTGCTGCGACAGGAGCTTCTCCAACTGCGAACGAAACTCCGGCATCTGCTTACGGAACTGCCAATTCATGTGCGCGATTTTGCGCTTGGCCTTTTCCGCACGGTCGGGCGTCATAGTGCCCGGGACCCAGTCCTTCACCGGACCGTTCGGCGGTAGCAGCTCCCCGATGGTGTGCGACTGGTAATACACAATCGACTTGGAGAGCATGGGGTGAGTTGCTTTAGAGCCCGCATCGAACGCGGGAGCTGCGACTTCCTCTCCGGCAAGCCCGGTGCGTTTGATGCCCTCTTCGTACTGCTTGTCGCGGTCCTCGCGGGACTTTTTGTCGTACTCGACCCGCTCTAGCAGCTCCGCGGTGAACTGGGAAAGCTGTGTCGCATCTAACTTAGGCACTAAGTTAGTGTAGAAATCATCCTCATCCGCGGGGGCTTCGTCCTCTTCGCCGTCTCCCATCCGAATGATCGCCCCGCCATCGTCCGTGTCGATTACCCCAGGAGCGGACTCGTTAGGCTCCCCATCCGATGGGTACGGGGAAGCCTCCTCGTCAAGCGCCATGGCTTACCACCCCAGCAAACTGCGTCTCACTCGTCTGTGCGGGTTTATCTTCCTCGTAGCGCTTGAGGAATTCCTCATTGGTGCACGGGTAGATTTCCTTAGCACCCAAAATACACCAGTCTCCGCGATTGACGCGCACGGGTCCGTTGAGTGAGTACGCATAGAGCGCGCTGCCTGACTCTGAGAGTAACTCCGGAGTAGCCCACGCGGGCCACGACTCGCGGGGTTGCCCTATCCAGCGGAACGCCTCTACGATCCTGACTTTAGTTCTATATGACACGGTAGACGCCTCCCGACGTTTACATGAACCGTACAAAATCATCCGTCATACGGGTTGCTTCGGCGTTGCTGCTTGAGACGTTCCGCCGCGGCGACAGTCGCCTTAATCGGGTCTACCCGCACTGTCAAGCGAATATTGAACCGCTGCATGAGTAAAAGCAAAGCCTGCGTTGCCGTATCAAGTAGGTCATCGTGCACGAGGGATCCCTCCCCGACGTAGGTACATAACTGGCTAAAGACAGGCTCCGCCCAGTCCCGGGGCTGCCCGGGGTTCTTCAAAGACTCCACGGCCCATACTCTCCCGTGAGAGAACAACGGAGAGGCGCCATGGAGCTTGGAAAGCTTGTCCATGTCGGTCGGGTAGGGCTGCGCAAGAACGCCCTCCGCGGCCAGCATTTGCAGGAGGGACTTGCCGGAGCCGGTGTCCTCAATGAGGATCATGTCCACGGGGCGCCCCTGGTGCGACGGGCGGCGGTCCTTGGAAATCAGTGCCGGGCGTAGGAGCGGCTCATCCTTGTCCCCGTAGGTAAACGTCCGCTCGTACTTCACCCGCCTGATGAGCGCAGGGAAGCCTAGGTATTCCTCCCACGCATCCAGCAACATGATGTGCTCGCGGCGCTCGTGCTCGAACAATCCCCACACGGTGCAAGCGGTAGGGTCACCCGTCTGTTCCTTCCTGTCCCACGTCGCTTCTGTAAACGCGGTATCGAGCGACATCAAGATAAAGCGAAATTTCGGCAGCGGCTTCCGGGCAGGCCATAGTCGGATATCCGACCGTTTAACAAAGCCCGCCTCTTCCGGGTCGATGATCTCGCCGTAAATTTCCTGCCGCCCAATCTTGGTCCCTTCGTACTTGGCGATGTTCTCGTAAAAAATATCCGAGAGGTTCTCCGCGTTCTCGTACGTGCTGCCGGAGATCGTGATGGAGCGCGGCAGGCTCATCAGCATCTTGATGAACGGTTTAGGCTTTGGAGTGCCCGTCCAGAACACTTGCGGGTGTTTGCCTAACCGTAAACCGAAGACGAAGTTATCAAACGCTTTTTCCGCAAAACGCCAGGACGCCACCTCATCCAGCCAGCCGCGATGACACTGCGGACCGCGCAAGCGCTCCGGGGTGTCCGCGGAAAATCCCCGGATGATCGCACCGTTTACTAGCGTAATGACCGGCGGCGACTTGGTGGAATCCTTGATGAGCTTAGGCGGTATAACCGGGTACTGTTTACCGGGAGGGCCGATGAGCCCAGCCTTATCCTCGTACGCCCCGTGTAGCCCTGTCGGACCGTAGAAGCAGGTCGTCACCAAATCTTCGTGTGTTGGAGCGATGACGAAGTTGTATGAGCCGGGGTCAGCCGCCGCAGCATCCGCTAGCCAACGTGCCCCGGAAACCGTCTTACCAAAACCCCGTCCTGACTTGATCCCGAAAAAATCCCACTTGTTTTCGTCAGGCGGGAGCTGCTTTTTCCGAGCGAGCGCACGCCAGCGCAGTTTGGCCGCGAATAGCTCTAGGTCCGCATCCGACAGTCTGGAGAGGTTAGCTCGTAGCTGTTTCGGGTTCTGTATGTCCCATGCAATCGCAGCCATGCGTTAAACGTCGTCGTCAACCCATGCGCTACCCTGCATTGACTCAGGGACAGGTTTACCTCTATTTTCCTTCTCTTGCGCTTCGCAATCTCTGAACTGACGTTGCAACTCCAGTAACGTGAATACCATCAACGGCCCCCGGTCAGGCACGCGCGGCAGGTAACGATGTTGAATGCGAAAATAGAACGGATGCTCATCGTGATACCACGACTCCTGCAATACCCGCTCCCACACTTTGGTGCACGACTCCACAGTGCGTACGAAGACGACCTCCGCCGGTACTGTGTGCAACTCACGTAGCTGCTCCGCGGTAACTCTGAGTATTGCGTATCCCATGCCGCTTATTTTCACGTCGGCTTCTCCTGGCCCACCGAAGGCATGCTTGCCGGTTTAGCGAGCTGCTCACGTAACTTAGCGTTATCTTCAAGCAGGGATGCAACTTGCACCGACATGCGTGACAACGTATCGGTCATCGCCACATTTTGCTTGAGCATGTCCCCCAGACGCTCGTTCAGTTGCTTGTTCTGCTCGATCAGCTCCGCAAGCTTGCTAGAGTCCGCTGAGGGTACCGGAGCGGTAAAGCCGGAACTACCGGGAGCCGTGCGGCTCAATGTCGGACGTGGCTCTTGTGGCTGGTAAGGCGCTTTGGTGTTCGCAAGCTGCGCCCGCCGTGCGATCTCCCCCGCATCCAGGTTCAAATGTCTGTAGGTAGCTCCTGCCTTACGGGCGTCCTCCGGCGGGTTACACGCAAGGCAGTTGACCCAAGACCAACGCATGAGGCGCTTAGCCCCTACGCCCCCGGGTCCGAACAGCGGCTGACCCTTGCTGCCACCGCCCGCGGCAACGAGACCCGGAGTCATACCATTCTGACATTCCGGATTACGACAGTTAGCGCGAGACTTGGCTTGCGGTCCTACCTGCGACCGAGACGCCAGCTCCGCGAGCCTCACACTACGATCATTCGAGGCAGCCATTACTCACTCCCCAGCTCACGGCAACGCACTTCCCACTCGCTTATCGTTAGCCTCCAGCACCCACTCGGACTCGTCCAGTGCGGGAGCCTCAATGATGTTCACGTAGGGGGCGAACGGGTTTGATTTCACATGCGCCACAATCTGAAACACGACATTACGCGCCTGGAATAGCCGAATCGTGTGAACGTACAAGTTGTAGATAAAGGACGGCCCCACTCCGCGCGCCGCCATCTCCAGCGATAAGCGATCCAGCTTGAAGTACACCGCACTCTTACGCACGTCACACAGCGGCTCGTAGTCCAGGCGCTCCTCGTACAGGTCAAAGTAACGCTTCGAGCGCGCCCGGTCCGCTAGCTCGTTATTCAGCGTGTCGATGCCGTTACGTCTCACAGCCCACGGACTCCCACGCGACGCGCCGCCTCACGCACTACGGGGTCAGTCTCAATCAGGTGCGCAACTTGCGGACTCACGATGAGCTGCGTCGGCACTATAGATACGCGAGGCTTATAAGTACGTAGCCGCTGCAACATCTCTTCAAGCGATTCTTGCGTTAAGGCCGCGGGGTGTAAGTTACACCACGGATGCCCTTGTGCGCAGTTCCAACCTGCGGGGTCAAGCCCATCTCGTTTAATGAAAAACCGAGCAGGACGTGCGGGGAGGAATATCACAGGCTCCACAAGAGCGCGCCAGGGCACGAGCGGCGCACCGGCGGCGCCTGCGAGTAGCGATATGAAACCCCGACGATTCACAGCGGGATCTCTTTGTGCTCCAGCTTCTCGATAATCTGCAGCACGCTATGCCCCGGGTTATTGAGCACCCAATCCTCGACTTTTCCCCAGTCAACTCCCTCAGTAACAGCCAGCAGACGTGCGGCGTCCTTTTCGTCGTACAGGTAAATCGTCTCGGTATACCCCGCGGGGTTCATTTTCCGCACGATAAAAGCGACGTACATACCCAACACTGAGCAGTCAGGTAGGGGCGCAAACTTGGTGTGCACTTGAGTCATGCGCTGTAGAATGATCGGCCATCGAGGATCGCCGTCATCCG